CTCCATCGGCTGGTTCTGCTACTCTTAAATTATTTACAAATGTTGCTGCCATAATTTACGCCACTTCTGACCAATTTGGTGTTTGTGAATCTGTTACTGCAGTCCAGCTTGGTGTTTGACTTGTGTCAACCGGACCCCATATGTTTATAGTTCCTGCGCTAGCTGTCGCTTCTATACCAGCCGCTTCTATTGTAGCACCTGTTCCTGAGGTTACAGTAACGCTTCCTACTGATCCTGTTGCTGCCACAGAGGTAACAGAAACTATTGTTCCTGCTAATGCAGTAACACTTCCTGCGCTAGCGGTAAGACCTGTAAACGCAACGTCTTGATTGTAACCGCCTCTGTTATAACCTTGTGTTATTTGGTTATAACCAGTAAAAAATATGGTTACATCAGCCATTCTTTCTTTGTTTCCTTAACGCTTCTTTTCCTCTTTTTGCTATAGCAGCTTGTTGATTTTTACCTGCCACTTTAGCTCTTTGTTCTAGCACAGTAAGTATCTGTATCTTTCGAGCAAAAGGCTTTTTAATATTCTTAACTTTGCGCACTGTATCTCTAGCATCTTGAACAGTGGCGTATTTAATCCTGACAGTGTCCCTTGGATTCTCATCTGTATAAAGCCTACGTCCTGATCCTTTAGGCTTTTTACCTGTGCCTTTCTTTGGGTCAGCCATTAGGCAATCCTAATTATCGCACTCGATGCATCCGCTGTAGGAAACTGTATTGTAAAATCTCCTGAAGTAGATGATTTGTCTGCACCAAAATCAAGTATTAACACTGCTCGATTAGCAGATCCTGCAGTGGTTGATGAGTTATATATCATCGCACCTCTGGCAGTGATGGTAGAGCTAGAGAAAGTTAGGTCTGCAAAGTCCGTCAAGGCAGTGGTGCTTGATGTCGAAGGCGTTACATTTGTTAAAGCTGAACCCCCAGAACTATAACCAGTACCTGATGCTTCGTTGCTTGTTGTGAACGCTGTTGTAGCCGCTCCTAAACTAGCACTGCTGGTATACAAAGCTAACTTAAATGCATTACCAGACCCGGTAGACGTTGTTGTTCCACCACCTGATCCATTCGTAAAATTATGTATGCCTTGCAGTAGTTCTTGTTTGAAAGACGTACACATTGCTTGACTGATAGCCATTACAGTTTCCTCAATATTTCAGCCATATCATCATGGCCTTGTTTTTTAAATTCATTATAAAGAGTAGTTCTATCACTTTTAATTGCTTGATTCAAAGCGTGGACAATGACATAAAACATTCTTTCTCTAAACATCTCTGCCTGTTGTCTTAGTACAGGATCAGCGCTGTCAGCAATGTTGATGATTTTAGCCACAGCGTTTGCCGCTAACTCTTCTGACGTATGGCCTCTTTCAGAGGTGGTCTGAACATTTATGCTACCAGGTTCCATTTTGACTTCTAAATCAAACATACCTAATTCCTAGCAATATCATATCTGTACTCATCTCTAGCACCGTATCCTTCACCCAGCCTTTTCAAATTCTGAATCGCCATATCAAACCTTTGCTGATACAAAGGTATCTCCTCTGGTGTTTTCAGAAAGGTAGCGGCTTCAACCAAAGTGCCATAAAGCAATGCATCTGGTGCGTTATCAGATATCCATGTGGTTCCGCTTTCTGCCCCTGCGGTTAAAGACGCTGGCCTGTATTTGTAATGAAGTTCAACTGTGTAAGTCGAATCAGGCGTTGGTGCTAGAATAAATGTATTGTCATCAAACAACGCATAATACTTTGGTGTGCCTGTTGTAGATGGATTAGGCGTGTAATCTCTAATGAAAGACACATGCTTGAATAGTAAATAAGAGTAAACACTGCTTGATATCACAGCCAAGCTATAAGATGACAGAAAGTCATCGGGCGTTGATAAGTAAGTATTTCCTGTGCCTAAAGTACCTGTCTGATTCTTTCTGAATACAGGCATCTCTACGTTCTTTAAAATTCTTTCTTCAGCCTCTTTGATAAAGGTCGGAAGCGTAGAAACAAAAGTTGTCTCTGATGTTTCGCAATAGTTCTGAACTGCTGTTTTTAAAGTTGCAAGTGTAAAACTCATACTGTCACCGTCACTGTTCCTACGCTTATTGTAGCCTTTATTCCGTCAAAAGCGGAACCTATTGAGTCTCCAGTTACTGTAATCATTCTGTTTGGATCAATTGTTTTAACAACTCCAGAGCCAGCAACGAGGGAAGCTGGTGTTTGTGGCCTAGCATTTTTTAATGCTTCGGGATCTGCAATGTGCCTTGGAGGATCTAACTGAGGATGTTTGGGCTCGTAACACTCAGGGCAAACTCTGAACCCTGTCCACTCTTTTCTTAATTTAGTATATTTGTATCTAAAACCACATCTGTCGCATATGGCTAATGAGTATCTACCAGATGCATAAGCCATTATGCCCTCCTGGTAGTAGAGAGAGCAGGAGCAACTCTTAGTGAAGCTCTACTGCTGTCTTGATCTGCTGCCCTCTGAAATTCTTCTTCATAAAACCCTTTCAGCATTTGAACTCTGTCTGGGGCTCGTTTGAGTGCGATGTAATATGCAAGTCCTGCAGCTAAACAAGGATAGAACCTAAACGGCATATCAACTGTGTTAACGCTTGCATCTGCATCTTCAATTCTAACTAATCTGTTGATAAGAACTTGATCAGTGCTGTTCTCAGCTGCAGGCCATATATACAATCTTGGCGTTATTTGCTTGTCCAAAAACCATTGTGTTGGTCTGGCTTTTGTGGATTTATTAGGAATGTTCCAATATTCAGAACGACTAATTTGTTCCATGGATATATCAGTCGTCGTGCTTCCCTCTGTTCTTCTAAAGATAACATCAAGCACATCAATCGTTGTTGTTGTTAAATCAAGAAACTCATCGCCTTCTGATAAAGTGGTTGTCGTATTAGTTACTGTCCATTGGTTTAAACCACGATTAGCCCAATCGGCAAATAAAAGATTGAGGGATCTCCTTGCGGTGACCCCATCATATCCTGTGCGAAACTCAAGACCGCATCGTTCAAATGCTTCTTCTATGTATTCCGCAACATCTGGTTCAAAGTCTCTAGATCCAGAAGTAGCCATTAGTACGTCTTCAACAACTCTAAGATAACTGTGTAGGTATCTCCGCTACTTGCGCCTATGGTAGTAAACATGATGTCTCCAGTTTTTCCAGAACCCGAATCATTCGGTATTCCAGAAAAAGAAGAATAATCATGCATACCATTAGAATCTGGAGATAGGCCAATGATCAAAGTGTCAGTTGTCGCGTCATTCAAAAGCTCTACGCCCATGCCTACACACTGCCACCATATCTTAGATACAGCAACTTCTGTGCAAGCACTTCCGCTAGAGTTTGATGATAGCGCACTAACGTCTACTTTTTTAACTGCACTCTCACCAGTACCATCGCTGATATTGGTAAATTTAAGAACAGCTTTTCTTTCGCCATCTTGAATTGTTTGCGAAGTGACTGTGTCAGCCATAGTTCACCTTCCTATTTTACAATTCACTTCCAGTGCGTTCTTTCATTGCAGTAACGTAATCTACTGTCAATACCTTTGCGGCAGCGGCTCCATTCTGAATACCAAAGCTTACAGTGAGCTCTTCATCATCCGGTGCGTTTGTATTAGCTACTGTGCCAACTTCCACGTTGTTTTGATAAACATGAAACTTTTGGTCAGCAGGAGTGTATACAAAACCAACTGACATGAACGTATCGTCAGCCATCGCTGTAGATAGGTCCAGAGTTGATTGCGTACCGTCCTTTTCAACGATGAACTGAAGCGTAGTGCTACCGTCTGTCAATAAAAAGAAAATTCCGTCAGTAACATCAAGCGGTGAAGTGTCAGTAAGTTGAAGACCCATCACTACGTCAGAAGCATCCGCGTCTGAAGTCTTGAAACGAGCCTTGAAAGCCAACTGCTTACCTGCTTCGTACTTAAAACCTTCTTTGACTAGCTGAAGGAAATCGTTATCGTCATCTGCGTCATCATTAGTGATAACCAGAAGACCACCATCTCCATCGCCCAAAGCCTCACTAGCGTTTCCAGAACCACCTTCAGTTGTAGTGATGGTCCAGTCACTTGCTAGGTAAGTGTCAAAGTCATTGTGATACATATGGTACTTTGTGGGATCAGGCGCTTTGACCTTTCCAAACGTGCTGTCAGCAGTTACGTTTGTTACCCCAGAAGTAAAATGTGTTGTCATTACAGTTCCTCCTAAGAACCAGTGGCATAGCCACCATAATGATTACAAGGAATGGCGGCCATAAAGACCGCCACATTTGTTTCACATGAAACCTATTAAGCTCCTTGAGATCCAAACACACAACGAGGGTTGCTGAATCCAAACGAGTAACGCTCTCTAGCTTTGTAGCGAACATTACCAGTATCGAAGTCACCTTCCATCGAGGTGGTGATTGGGGTTCTTTCAAAGTGCTTAAACCCATCAGGGCAGTCAGTCAGAATAAAGAATGCATCAGTATCCGTCAGAAAGTGGTTGACTGCATAGCCTTCTGGCAAGAGTCCCATGTTCCTGATTGAGTTAATGTCGTTATCCGCTGTACCCACTCGTCCAGGTGTTTCAAGCAGTCTGTCAGCAACGAACTGAAGTTGAGGTGGAACAAGCAACTTAGTTCCTCTCATTGCTAAGATCATGTTTCGATCATCAACAAAAGTTGAGATGCTGATTAAAGCGTTTTCCAATGACGTTTCGTTAAGATCCGCCATGGTAGTAGCTCTGTTAGCTAGAGTTCCACCATTAGCAAGAGGGTGTGCAGTGTTAATTAAAGACACACCGTCACCGCCTGCAAAGCTTGAACTAAAAGCATTGTTCAATACGTTAGCAGCTTTTACCTGTTTAGTATGAGCCATGCTTCTTGCAAGTGCTTTGGTGTAACGAGCTCCAAGCCTATCGTAAAGATTGTCTTCAACCGCTTCTTCAGTCAAAGAAAATGCAAGAGCTATTGTTTCGTGAGTATAACGAGCCGTGAAACCTTCACTGGCGCTGTCATATTGGACACCTTGGCCCTCGTCTTTAGTAGACGCATTGCCAAATCCAACGATCAACACCTCTTCTTCAAACGCTCTGTCTGAAGATTCAGTCTCAAAAATCTCAGCATGTTCGTTTTCATAACGATCATACTCCATGCCAAATAAGGCATTAAGACCAGGCTCAAGTTCTTTCGCTAGTTGTGCGCGTGAAATTGCCATCTAATCAGCCTCCTATTACGCTAAACCAACTTGCTTCTGACCAAACAGATGATTCTGTATGGTAACAAGCACGTTAGTATTGGCTGCACTTACATCTGAATTATCAACATCTGAAGATATATCCAGGGCTTTGAGTGGCAATGTCGCTGTTGTCGCTCCAGTGGAAACGTCTAATTCCATGAAAGAAATACCGCTGTCGGTGCTTCCTGTTCCAGAGTTATCAACAATATCGAAATTACCGAACAAGTCAGCGACAGGGAAAGCTGCATCAGCTTGTATCTCAAACACATCCATTGGATGGTCATAGATAAAAGCAACTGCATCAGTAGCGGCATTACCCGGCCATCTGTTGCTAAATGTCGGCTTACTTGTTGTTGGGTCTGTAAAGAAACATCCGTTAAATACGCCTAAGATGATATCGCTTGTAGCGCTACCACCATCTGCTCTTGCGATCCTAGTAACAATACCAGCCGTGTTCTGAGTGACAATGTCACCTTGGAAAATGCCAGTAGTGTTAGTCTGATCAGCAGTCGTTATTCGATAACGAGACTGGCCTGAAGAGTTATAATTACCCTGCAGATTACGCACGTAACGGAGTCCAAAAGGCGCATCTTTGTTTGCCATTTTTTAGTTCTCCTATAACACAATCAAAAAGTTAATCGTTTTTACCAGAAGCACCGAATGTTACTTTAGTTTTGCGCTCGTTAGAAATAGGCATACGAGGATCGTTTTCACGCATTAAGTTATTATCGACAGCATTCATCTGATTTTCAGTTTGCTGTTCGTAATAAGCGTTTCTCTCCTCTGCCGTTTCCTCTGGTATCTTGGCAAGAATCAGACCACCAACACCTACAGTTCCAGCGTGTTTACCTTCTTCAATAGTAGGCAATTCATACCCCTCTACCTCAGATGGCTTCACAGGCTCATAACCTTCCTGAAACCTTTTGTGTACATTGGTCTTGTCATCCTCATTTCTAATATGAGTTCTTACCCACCGATAACGCATTCCAGGCGGTGGCTCTGGTGTTTCTAAAGCTTGAGGTGGCTTCCATGGCTGCCGTGCCGTTTTTGTACTCCTATCGTTTTGACTTCTAGGAGCTCTGTTCGATCCAGCTTTTTTTCCTGTCATGATAATTGCAACCTCATTTTTTGTTTTGCGTATTCCTTGAACGGCACACCTAGTTTTCTAGCTAACGCTTGTTCACTAGGGGTCAGTTCAACCCTACGATCATTTTGATTGCGTCCAGTTCCTGTTGTGCGTGTGCCGGAAACTACGGTCTGGACGGGTTTTCCGCTGTTTCCTACGTTGCTTTCCGATTGAAACTTGTTTGGAAGTTCCTCTCGTAATCTAGTGTCAAGTTGAGAATAGTATTCATCAGACTCTAAGTCAATGCCAGTTTGTGCTAAGTCTTGATGTATGGCCATCGCAACATTAGTCATTATCTTATCGACACCAAACCATTCGTTCTTTTCAGCCCAGTTCTGCGCTTTTTGAGAAGGCTCTGCGTATTGCGGTTGGGCTGGTGATTGCACATAATTTGGTTGTTGATAGTCAGGAAACTCATCTTGAATTTTTTGTTGAGACTGGTTGTATGCTTGAAGCTCTTGTTCGTATTTCTCAAGATCTTTTTTGTATTGATTTAAAGATCCTCTGTCAGCCTCTGCTCTAGCCAACTGCTGTTGAGCTTCGACCATCAAATCTTGATTGCCTGACTCATACGCAGTTTTAAGAGCTACCTTCGCTGCATCAACCTGTGCTTCAACCCTGCCTTCAAACTCATTACTATAGTTTTTTGATAATGCAAGATTTTCTTTAGCTGTTGTTTGGTTGCTTAGTTGTATTTGAGTAGAGAGTTTTTTGTTCTCTTCTTGCAACTGCTTAACGTATTGAAGCGCCTGAATCTCTCTTCTTTGAAACTTTTTAGCTTGTTTAACCGCTTGATTTATACGGCCTTGTGCTTTTTTAGTTTCTTTTTCTGCCTCAGAAAGCTCTGAGTCATCTTTTCCAATAGCTCCTTCGTCAAAGTCCTCTATGACTTTGTCTTCAGTAATTGGAACGACATCTTTAATATCGTCTTCATCTAAGTCAATGAATGTAGATTCTTCCTGTACTTCTTCAACAATTTTTTCATTTTCAGGCACAGCCGCTCTTTGAATGTTTTCATCATTCAAGTTAGCTAACGCTTCCGTTAAAGTTTCACCTTGTTCTGACATTTGTTCTGACATCTCTTACCTCACATTGCTTTTATATCATCAGGACTCAAGATAGTACCGATTACTTCATCATCGTTGATGATTCGTACTTCAGCATCATCTTCCAAAGAAAAACGAGCGCCAGCGTATCTACCTATTAGCACCCAATCACCTTGCTTGCACCATGGCACACCATCGAACTTGCTCTCATCCTGATAGGCGAGAGGTCCGACTTTAACTACATAAGCGACCACAGTGGCTAGGCTTTCGCGATCAGTTGTCTGTTTAGTTAACAGAATCCCTGCATCTGTTTTTCCTTTTCCTCTGTAAGGTAGCACAAGCAAACGCCATCCCACTGGGTTTGGCATTCTCTCAAGTGCAGATTTATCAAGAACAGAAGGGTCTAAGACCACCTCTTCTTTTGCTTTGTATGCGTCTGTTATAGACGATTTTGCGACAGTATCTGTTGCCAGATCACTCATCGAAGTCTCCTTCACTTTGCAGCGCTTTCTTTAGTTCGTCTTGCAGGGTGCGAAGCGCAGACAATTCACCCATGACGAATCGATAATCCTCCATGTCTTTGATGTTACCGCTTGAAATATAACTTACTCTGTCTGACTCAAGCTGTTTTATCTTATCATGTATATAGTTTGCTAAATTTACTGAATCCATTAACTGGCTGCATTACCTCCAGATTCTTTATCTTTTCCTACAACGTCAGCCATTCCAAAATAATTAACTGGAGCCATGCCTATAATATTAGAAAGAGATGGATTAGGAGAGCTCATTCCAGCATAAGGCATTGCAGGTGCCTCTCCGAAATACCCTTTGTATTCAGGGTTTCCATAATTTCCACCATAACTTGTGCCTTGTCCGCCATAGCCACCATAACCTTTATTAGGCTGTTCAGGCATAGGCTGACTTCCTACTCCTCCAGACATATAACCTGGAAACCCAGAAGCTTCTATCGCTTGTCTGTAAGCTCCGCCAGTGGTTTCTTGATTAGGATTGTATCCAAATATTTGTTTCAAAAGAGATTCTATACCTGAACCTGCTTCAACGCCTTCCATCTCACTTAACGTCTGAAGCGCTCTTTGTATAGTTGGTGTTTCGGTTTTTCCGTAATCTGTAACAACACTACTGCCTGCAGAGATTGGATTACCTGCTCGATCAAGCATACCTAATCTGTTAGCTATTCTTCGATAGATACCACCGCCCAACATTCCTCTTTGATCTTCTGTTAATTGATCAGACTCACCAGATAAAATCTTATCAATAACATCTCTCGCAGCACTTTCATCAGCAACACCGATTTGTTTATAAAGCCTTTCAAGAGGGCTCATGGCTTCTCCACCCTCATTCATACGCATGACTTTACCTGGCATCCCTCCACTTAATCTGTTTCTGAGCATGTCCATCATTTCTTTAGGAGATCTTTTATTATCACCTCCGCTCATTGGCTTGCCTGAAAGTCTAGGCCTGTCTCTTCTTCGGCTTCTTGGTGCAGGCAAATCCCCTAATCTATCTAAAATAGGAGGAGGCATTGGCATTTCTCTTCTAGGAGATCTGCCTCTTAATCTATCAAGAAGTTCACTAAGATCAATTCTATCTCCACCACCACTTGTAATTACGGTCATTTAATGCCTCTCAATGCTGCACCACCGCCTCTAGCTTTACCTTTTCCCATACCAGGTTTTGAAGACGCATTGGTGGGTTCTTGCTTAATCTTTGCATAGTCCACCCTGCCTTGATCTTTAATTGTAAATCCGTCTTTCTCTACTTTATTCGTCATGATTAGTTCCCGAAAAAGTTTTTAGTCATTTTCTCAGCAAGGTTGCCCATCTGTACAGCCTGCTGAAGTTTTAATCTGTCCTGCGCAGTTTGATCTTTCATCTTCGCAATATCAACCTGTATGTCATTTCTTTCTTCCGAAAGTTCTCTTTGCGTATCAAGACGTTCTTGATCAAGACCAAATCGTTTTTCTGCTTCCTCTGCTTTACGCTCTACGTCAGCAGCCTTAATATCTAACTCTTCTCGCCTTAAATCAATCAAAGGATCTTCTGGTTGTCTAGGCTCAAACGCAGGTGATATCTGATCTACCAGCTCTGCGGTGACCTGTGCGACTTTAGTTTCCATCACTGCCTGCATCTGCATCTGCATTTGTTGCATTTGAAGGTTAGGTGGTTGTAACGGCATACCTGGCATTTGTGGTTGCGGTTGCATCATTTGCATTTGTTGCTGCATTTGCATGATCTCTGGATCTTGTTGTACTTGATTTCTTGCCATCATATCAATGTGTGCGTAGATGTGTGCAATGACCAATCCTTGCATTTGAGGATTAGCCTGACAAACAGCAGAGTTATAGAACGACAAGTGAATCTGTATGTGCGCCATGTGATCTTGATCAGGGAAAGGTGTAGCAGGTTGCATTGCCAAAAACCCTGCATTTTCTAATGCGGCAGCTATTGGCTGTGGTTGTGGCGG